GATTTTCTCCCTGGCTCCGACAAGATAAAATCAAAGATCTTGATTATGTCAAACAATACTATGGTTATAGTAATGAAAAGGCAAAACAGGCTTTGAGGATTCTAACAAAGGAACAACTTACTTTTATAAAATCGAAATTTGAAACTGGAGGAACAAAATGAGTGTCGTTCAAGAACCTGAAGTGAAGTGGACGCCCGACCAAATGGTTGAAGTGATTCTAAACGAACCTGATGATTTTTTGAAGGTTCGTGAGACTTTGACCCGTATCGGAGTTGCTTCAAGAAAGGAAAAGAAAATCTACCAATCGTGTCATATTCTTCATAAACAAGGTCGTTACTTCCTTGTGCATTTCAAGGAATTGTTTGCCCTTGACGGTAAGCACGCAAACCTGACTGTGAATGATGTGCAACGTCGCAATCGTATTGCCCAACTTCTTGCTGATTGGGGTCTGATTGAGATTGTTGATGTAACCAAGATTCAGGATATTGCTCCTTTGAATCAAATCAAAGTCCTTGCTTATAAGGATAAGGGGGACTGGATTCTAGAAACTAAGTACAATATTGGTGCTAAGAAAAAAAAGGTAGAGGATGCCGAATAAAAAGAGGACGGGTTTCCTACCCGTCTTTTTTTATGATCTGATATAATTATATACGGATGCTGAAAGGGTCCACAAAACACAAATCTCGCTTTCAAAGGAGCTACCATAATGACTAATCTCACAAGGTATACTACTGCAGATCTTCCTACTTTACTGGACAAGATTACGCGGAATAGTATTGGGATGGATGAGTATTTTGATCGTCTGTTTAATCTTCATGAAACAACGACAAATTATCCCCCATATAACCTCATTCAAATAAATAATGTTGAATCACATCTGGAACTAGCACTTGCAGGATTCAAAAAAGGAGAGGTAAATGTATACACAGAGTATGGAAAACTTTTTGTCGAAGGACAAAAGGCAGATACCGAAACGGATAGGACGTTTATCCACAAGGGAGTGGCTAGCAGAAGTTTTAAACGAGCGTGGACTCTATCCGACGACACAGAAGTCAGGGAGGTCGTATTCGAAGACGGACTTCTACGGATCGTACTTGGGAAAGTAGTGCCAGAGCACCACGCCCGTAAAAATTATCTCTAAATATAACTGAACCCAAATATCGTCGGCGCAGACGGGGAGGTAACTGGCACAATCCAGTTGACACCTCCCCTTTTTATTGATAGAATGTGTTGAGAGGAATTTTGTAAATGACTGTAAAACTTGCACTATTAAAGACTGGAGAAACGTTAATTGCTGATATAAAGGAAATAATTTCGGAAGAAAATATTGTTGGATATCTTTTTTGCGATCCTCAAAAAGTGGAATGTCAGAAAAAATTTGTTTTGACTGAAGATATTGACAACCCTCAAGGAGAAGTTCAAATAACTCTTTCTCCTTGGATTATTCTGTCAAAAAACAAGGATATTCCAGTTAGACCAGATTGTGTAGTTACTGTTGTTGAACCAGAATCTTTGTTGAAAGAAATGTATGAGGAAAAAGTAGATGAAAAACCTAAAACTATTAGTTCTATTGAATAAAGAAATTTTAATTTCTGAAATTGAAGAAGTTGGTTCTGAATTAGGAGAGCCTGATTGTAAATTAACTAATCCATATGTCGTTCTTGATGATGAAAGTATTAGTCCTTGGTTGAGTAATTATAGTGATCAAAATATTTTTATGATTCACTCCGATAAAATTCTTACTATTTCTGAACCAAATTCTAAAATTATTCATAAGTATAATGAATTGATGAAATAGAAATTTCCAAATATTTTGAGATGATTGCCTGATGCGATTTTATACTAACGTCCAAATGGTCGGGGACAACTTCCTTGTTCGTGGTTATGAAAATGGTTGCCATTTTATGACCAAGGAAAAGTTCTACCCGACTCTTTTTGTTCCTTCTAATAAAAAAACTAAATATCAAACACTTGAGGGTGAATATGTAGAGTCAGTTCAACCAGGAACTGTCCGTGAATGTCGTGACTTTATTAAGAAGTATGAGGGAGTAGATAACTTCAAGATCTATGGAAATACTGGATACATCTATCAATACATCTCTGAGATGTATCCAGAAGAAGAGATTAAGTTTGATACTAACAAAATTAAAATCTCAACCATCGATATTGAGGTTGCATCGGAAAATGGATTCCCTGATGTAGAATCTTCTGCAGAGGAAGTTCTTCTTATTACTGTTCAGGACTATGCAACGAAACAAATTAGAACTTGGGGTAGAGGTCCATTCAAGAATACGCAGCAGAATGTAATCTATAAAGGTTTCAGAACTGAGTATGAATTGCTCGATTCTTTTATAAACTGGTGGATGATTGAAGAGAATACTCCAGAAGTTGTGACTGGATGGAATAGTGAACTGTACGATATGCCGTATCTTGTTCGGCGCATCGATAGGATTCTTGGTGAAAAGTTGATGAAACGTTTGTCTCCATGGGGTCTTGTGACTGAAAGGGAAACATATATTGCTGGTCGTAAACATATTTCATATGATGTGGGTGGTATTACTCAACTTGATTATCTGAATCTCTATAAGAAGTTTACTTATAAGGCACAAGAATCTTATCGTCTTGATTACATTGCAAGCGTAGAGTTGGGACAGAAAAAACTAGACCACTCTGAGTTTGATACTTTTAAGGATTTCTATACCAAAGGTTGGCAAAAATTTGTAGAATACAACATTATTGACGTGGAACTTGTTGACCGTTTGGAAGACAAGATGAAACTAATTGAGTTAGCAATTACCATGGCATATGATGCTAAGGCGAATTATGCTGATGTATTTTCTCAGGTTAGGATGTGGGATACTATCATTTACAACTATCTCAAGAAGAGGAATATTGTAATTCCTCCAAAAGAAAGATCTGATAAAGATACAAAGTATGCTGGTGCGTATGTTAAAGAACCTGTTCCTGGAAAATATGACTGGGTGGTGAGTTTTGATCTTAACTCTCTATATCCTCACCTCATTATGCAATATAATATTTCGCCAGAAACTCTTCTGGATGAGAGGCATCCTTCCATAACTGTAGACAAGATTTTGAATCAGGATCTTACCTTTGAACTTTATAAGGATAAGGCAGTTTGTGCTAACGGTGCAATGTTCCGTAAGGATGTGCGAGGTTTTCTTCCAGAATTGATGGAAAAGATTTATAAAGATCGCACCGTCTACAAGAAGAAGATGCTTGCTGCTAAGCAAGAATATGAGAAAAACAGAACAAAGGATCTAGAAAAAGAAATTGCTAGATGTAATAATATTCAGATGGCGCGAAAGATTCAACTCAACTCTGCTTATGGTGCTATCGGCAATCAATATTTTCGGTATTACAAACTAGCAAATGCGGAGGCAATTACTCTTTCTGGGCAGGTTTCCATTCGATGGATTGAGAATAAGATGAATTCTTATTTAAATAAAGTTCTTAAAACTGAGGATGTTGATTATGTTATTGCTTCAGATACTGATTCCATCTACCTTAATATGGGTCCTTTGGTTGATAGTATATACAAAGGAAGAGAGAAAACTACTCAAAGCATTGTTTCGTTCCTTGATAAGGTCTGTAAGGTGGAATTTGAGAAGTATATTGAAAGTTGCTACCAAGAATTGGCCGAGTATGTAAATGCTTATGACCAGAAGATGCAGATGAAACGTGAAAACATTGCTGAGCGTGGAATCTGGACTGCCAAAAAACGTTATATTCTTAATGTTTGGGATAGTGAGGGTGTGCGATATGAAGAACCTAAACTAAAAATGATGGGTATTGAGGCAGTCAAATCTTCTACACCAGCACCTTGTCGTCAAATGATTAAAGATGGATTGAAGTTGATGATGAGTGGCACTGAAGAAGATGTGATTAACTTTATTGATAAGTGTCGGACAGAATTCAAAAAACTTCCACCAGAGCAAATTGCATTTCCCAGAACTGCTTCTGATGTACGTAAATATCAGTCATCTTCTGACATTTACGTAAAGGGTACACCTATTCATTGTCGAGGAGCTCTTCTGTTTAATCATTATGTGAAAGAGAAAAAACTAACAAATAAGTATTCTCTAATTGGTAATGGTGAAAAAATTAAGTTTATATACTTGAAAAAACCAAATATTATACAAGAGAATATCATTTCTTTCATTCAAGATTTTCCCAAAGAACTTGGTCTTGACAAATACGTTGACTATGAATTACAATTTGAAAAGAGTTTTGTAGAGCCTTTGAAGTCCATTCTTGATTCGATTGGATGGAATGTAGAAAAAACTGTTAACCTTGAATTATTTTTTTCCTGATGGATTTGCCTATTAATGATGAAGAACTGAATACTATTGTTAGTGCTATGCACCTTGGTGGAGATGTTGCACTTTACCAAAAACTTAAACTTGTAAAAGAATTGCGAGAGCAAGGTTTGCCTTATAAAAAAATACTTCGTGAACAAT